CACTCGCGCAATTATGCCGCGCGCGGAAGTTCTTACGACGCTCAGGATTGTCGCGTTTGATTTCCATGTTGGCGTCTCCAAAGCGAACCTTGATGACGTTGCCGTTGTCATTCTTGACGTACACCGCGCTCTTCTTCCGCTCGCCAGGAGTGTAGAACGGCTTGTTGAGCGTCACCTTACGACCCTTGTAGGTGTTACCTTTTTTTGAGAGGGAGGTTTTCATTAGTCGCGGCGACGAGTTTGACGGCGCATTTCCTGAAGCTGCTTCTCTTCAGACTGACCTTCTTCCATCTGCATCATGGCTCGGTCAGTTTCGAGCTTCAGCATTCTCGACCAGTTTCGATTGAACAAATCTATCTGCTCCTTAGAAAGCTGACTGATAGGAGTGGTGACAGTCTTGACGTAGGTTGGCGACTGAAGCATTCGGCCCACAGCGGATTCACCGGAATCTCCAATAGCCTTCAAAACCATTCGACGGCCAATAAACCCAACAAGACCGCCACCAATCGCACCGCCAGCAACACCAGCAGGCCCAAGTCCGCTGGCAATGTATGCGCCAGCAGTAGCAAGCGTTGGGACGATAGATTTTGAAACAAGGCTATCACCCTCCTTGGATGCAACAGCCAACTGATCCGCAATCGTGCTAATCTTGTCCACACCTCCAGCACCAAACAACTCGTTTACAAGCGCGTTGTACTCTCCTGGCTTTTCGCCACCAGCAATCAACGCTTTCATCCTGTTCGTGTCGATGGCCTTTTTTCCATCAACAAACGAGTCTTTGACGATCCGACCGAGGACAATGTTTTGAGCATCAGCCAGAAGGTCTGGCCGACTTTCCTTAAGGATCTTCGTAAACTCCTCCGCCCTCTTGACCGGATAAACGCCACCACCCTTGGACTTAAGAAAATCCACAATGTTTCCGGCGGGGATGTTTCCGTAGAGTTCTCCACCCCTAATTGCAGAAGCGACAACCTGCTGGAAGTCTGTGGCAGTCTTTGACTGTTCGGTGACGTAATCGTTCAACTCCTTGAGCATTGTGTTTGCGTCAGGATTTGATGCGATTTGCTTGAGAACATCGTCATCAATGGCGACTCCCTTCTTAACTTTTGATTTGATGTCGGCCAGCAAAGAGACGACCTGCTTTTGAGCTTCAACATCTTCACCTGGCTGCGCTAAAACACCCTTGAACTCACGACTAGCGTTTTTCTTCTGAAAATCAGAAAGCCGTTTTTTAACGTCTGCAACTTCTTCTCGGTTTTTCTTAAGCCTATCTTCCGCTCCCGTAATCTTGTTAGAAACGTCAGATTGAAGCAAATCTGATTTTGCTGTCAGTTCTTCAAGACTTGATTTGAGCTTTTCCTCATCTTTGAGAATTGATGTGTATCTTGATGCGACATCTTGGATTTGCCCGAGACTGGGAAAAAATTCGTTTACTACTTCCTTTGACAACTTATCACGACCAGCTTTTGCCTCCGTCAAAGTGTTGAGAAACTCGACAGGATTTTTGCCACGAATCTGATTGTAAATGTAGTCCGAAAGAACTGGCTTCACATTGGTTTCCCAAGTATCACCGGCCATGTCCTTCAGAACAGCAAGCGTAGTTCCGCCGCGAGGACCAATAATGGCCGACACTGATTCAGGTGCGCCACCGCCTTCTCCAATGCTGCGAAGAATGCGGTCAACGTAAGCTCCCTTAAATCGGCTGATTCCTTCAGCGTACTTTCTGTTTTGCTCGGCAAGATCATCTCGAAGTTTAGGATTTGCATCGAACGCCGCAGTCATCTGCTCGTTAATCTTGTTGAGCTTTTCCCAGCTCTCGAAGAACCCTTGTTGAACCGGAGCATTGAAGTCGAACAGTCGATAAATTTGGGAGCGGATCTTTCTAAGATCTTCCAAGCTCTTGGTTTGAAGACCATTTCCAAGATCAACCTGAACGGTCGTTGCTTGCAGGTCAGGCCTGATTTTTGCGAAACCCTCCTCTTGTTCAGCGTCAAATACGTCTCGGAGCTTGTTCCCCTGCTCGCCAACAATCGTTCCAGCTTCAAAAGCCGACACAGGCTTTCCGCTGACAAATCGATCATCAAACCCTTGTTGGATTCGTTTCACCTGATCTTGCAGGCCAGCAATTTGCGCCTCAATTCGAGTACGGTTGGCGATGTCTTCAGAGCCAAGGTTTGCTCTTTGGTTGCTCAAGCGAACAATGTCATCTTGAAGCTCAACAGCTTCCATTTGAAGACGGCCTTCTGCTGCTCTAGCAAATTTAAGAGCGCGCTGATTTCGTTTGTCTTTGAATCCAGCAGTTTTCTGAAGCGACTCGTCAATTTTTCGAGTTGCCTGCTCGGTCAGTGCATCAGATTGGCGTACAACCGACTCAACGACAGATGGGTTGACATCGGTTTTCCCAGAAATCCTTCCAAGCTCACCAACAATGGCCTGAGTCAAATCATCGCCAGAAAGACCAGACCGTCGCCCCTGAACAACCGACTGCTCCAGAAACGATTGAACGGTGTTTCTAAAGTTCTCAACGTCCTGAGGAGATGATCCTGAGAACGCTGGATTATAGAACGTGTCAGCAACCTGACGAGAAAGGGCTGGGTCGATGCCTCCAGCATTTCCGAGTTCTTGGCGAATTAAATTGGCGCGGTCTTCCAGAAACTTCTGAGTAAAAGGACGTTGCATTTCACCCGCAAAAGCAGCGGGGAATTTACCAACTGATGGCGCGCCTGAAACCGCTCTTGTAGCTGCCCCAACACCGCGAACCGTGGTTGATATGGCAGGAAACAAAACGCTTCCCATTGCCGTTCTCAACGCCATCTCTCCGCCGGTAACATCTTCACCGAAAGATTCGATTCCAGCTTGAGCAAAAGACTGCGCGCCACCAGCGGCGGCTTCTTTCCTAACTTGTGCGCCAAAAGTTGCTTGCTGCGGAACTCCAGTTTCGCTCGTCAACAAACGGCGAACGCCTGTTCCAGTCCCCGGTTTTGCGATGCTTGGAGTAGGAACGCCGGATGCAGCAATCTGGAAAGGCCGCATTTTCTCAGGTTCCAACAACTGAGAAGTTAGCTCCAAACCAATGTTGCCAAGCACCTCTCCAGCAACAGTTTGTCCACCAGGAACAAAACCAAGGGCTAAAGGCCCACCGTATCTGACGGTGTTTGCAGCCACTTTTCTTGCCCTCTTGCCCTCAAAGTCGGCCAAGAACTGTCTTTCTTTGTCCGTGAAATCCTCGTCAGGCAGCGGCTCGTAATTGCCAGAAACAAACTTCTGAAACTTACGCGCACTGTCAGGACCAAGGTAAAAATCAGCCTGCTGAACAATCGGATCTTGAGACTGAAATCGTTGCTGGCCGACTTTTGCGGACTGCTGAACAGCTTGATTTAGTGCTGCCGGTGAACCTGCGTCTTCAAAAACAACTTCAGGTTTCCGCATCGGAGGAGTTTGCGGCGTAGACAATGCGACAGGTTGCTGCTGAGTTGCCTGAACCTCGTCGTCAAAAACAATTTCAGCCATGTTCGTGTTTACTTGATGGTTGCGGGTCTTCCACCGACTGAGATTCTGGTTCCAACTGGAAGATTTGCCGACTGAGCTTCTTGGATTGAGTTAAACGACCGAATTTCAGACTGTTGTTGAGGGGCCGTCTCAACACCTAAAATCTCATCCGCCCTACGTTCAAGTTCGTTGACGTAAGCTCCGTATTGCGGGTTGGAAGTGATTCCCTGCATCCTCAGCTTCTCAACACGGTCTTTGATTGAGCGAGCGGTGATTTCTTTGAACGTATCGATACGGTCAGAGAAACCAACGTCTGTCGGCTTTCCGATTGAAGACGTAACTCGATCAACTTCAGTTTTGGTCAACGCTTTACCGCCGCGTTTGAACAACGCGCCAGTTCGCATATTTTCGTAAAACTGATTTACGGTTTTCTCGGGCAGTGAACCGCCAAACACTTCACCGGCTTTCACCTTGATGTTGAATGCTGGACCGAAAATGTCCTGGCTGAGATAAGGCTCAAGCGGCTTAATACCGTTAAGAACAGCCTCGGAAAACTCAAGTTCGTCCAGATCGAGCTTAGTCGGAGCGGGTAGTTTGCCTCCAGACTCTGCTTTGGTTTTTGCGGTGTCGGCCTTTTGCTGATTGATATCAAGCTGTCTACCCTTGGTTTCAACATCAAGCTGATACCTCTTTTCCTTAAGCAACGCTTCCTCTGTTTTAAGAGCTTGATCAAACTCAAGCTTTGCTTTGTCGATGTCGATCTTAGATGCACCTTCCCTCGTTAGCCTATCAAGATTGGACGCAGCAATTCTCAATTTATCTCTTGAAATATCAAGGTTACCAAGAAGAGAGGCAGTCTTAGCTTCTGATTGTCCAATCTTTGAGGAGCCTATTTTTTCATAATAGGCGTTCATTTTCTGAACGTCGATGTTAGGACTTCCGTCTTGATTGAATCCTATCCACGCTCCGGCATCGATTGCCTTGTTTATCGTCGATGCCCTCAGCGTGTTGGAGGTAGCCTCTGCCCTGTCTCTGGCTTTCAGGAGTTCAGCCCTGGCAGAATACTTCTCCAGATTGTTGAGCATTTTGTCCGCCTCAAGTCGGTATTGTTTAGACTTAAAGGCGGGGATGACTGGAAACTTCGCTTTTGCGCTAGGGTTGTCGAGATAGTCGCCAACCTGCTTGCTCAAGTCAGAAAACGTTTTGTACTCCTCAACCTGCGCCTGACGCTCGCCAATAGCACTGGCAAGTTCAGCATCCCGAATCTTGTTCTGAAGCTCCATTCCTTGGCGCTGGAGCAAAGACTCAGCAGTCTGCTGCTGGAACTGCTCCATCATCCGCGCCTGCGTCTGTGCGCGGTCGAACAGGTTTGCACCTAGCTGAAATGCTTGAAGAGATTGGTCGGCCATAAGATTAGCGTCCGTAGTTTGAAGAGCCGTACTCCGGGAATAGACTCGTAGAAAGCGGTGTGATATCCGACCTCGTTGGAGTCGGCGCATAAAGATTCGGATAAATCTCAGGATCGTTCTGAGGATTGTACGATGGTGACAGCCCACGTTGGCCAGCCATCAACCCCTGATACATTCCGTACTGCGACAGCGCGCCACCGGCAACACCGCCAAAGTTGGTAAGCGCAGTCTGCGCCGCCTGCTGCATCGGCGACGGAGCAGCAGCCACCTGAGCGGCAGTCAAATCACGCCCGTACATTCTGGCCTGCTGTTCTTGAATCGCGCCGATCCGTTGAGCGGGTGTGATGAACATGCTGCTCACTGAGAACGGTTGAGCCATGCCAAACGTGCGCTGCTGCTGGATAAAGTTCTGAGCCTGAGCAAGACCCTGATTCTGAATCTGCATCGCTGTCAGACCAAAGTCGCGAGCGAGCAAATTTGTTCGAATGCCTGACGCATCTTTAAACCCTCCACCAACCGCCCGACCAGCGACAGCTCGTTGAAGCTGCGATTGAACATCTTGATCAACCTCGCCACGCAATCTTGAGCCAATAGTCTTTCCAGCCTGTTGAATCAACTGGTCATAGCCAGGAATCGCACGGCGAAGCTGAGTTTCAAGCAATGACTGTTCGGCGGATGTCGTCTTCTCGGCCAGTTTGGTGGCAGGCTCAAGCGCGGCAATGTTTTGCCGGATAGCGTTGGTCTGTTCCTGCTCGAAGTTGATCGGCTTCAGCTCAGGCACCTTCGGCTTGCGTCCGCCGAAAAGCCCACCGAGCAAGCTCCCAACGCCGGAGATTGCCGCTCCGCCCAAAATTGCCGTTCCCGGATCGATCATAAATTATCCTTTAGGTTCAGAACCATTGCGAAAATCCACCGCCGTTCAATCCGACTCCGACCATTCGGATGGTTGCCACAGCGTCGCCCAAATACTGCATCGTCTGCTCCTGCACAGCTTGAACAGCTTTGGCTTCGTAGGCCACTGCTTCCTGAATCAAATCGTTCTCTTCCTTGCGAATCGCCATGACCATCAGCTTGATGGCGTCGGGACACGGAGGAATAAGGTAGTCATTCACGCTCGTCGCGTTGATGTGACGCATCTTCGCCATCACCGTTACCGGCTTGTCCTCCTCGTTGTTGCAGCGATCAGCGAGGTAACTGCGACGATACTGCGGCAGAGTTTCATCAGGGTCGTAAACTGCCAGATCCAGCTCTAGCAGCGTCGTCGCATCGTACTCGTACAAACGACTTGCCGTGTTCGTGGCTTCGCGGATGACGCCGGTCAGAGTGGTGAACTTCTTGGTCGATTGAGTGTACGGCAAAGCAAGCGTTAGCTTTTCACCGTCGATCCAGACGCCTCCGGATTGCGTTCGAATCCATTGACCGTTTTGATCAACACCTTGCAGCGTGATGGTTTTGCCGACATCCGAAGCGTCGCCAGGGTAGACTCGAAGATAACTGTTAGTACCGCCAGACATGTCGCGGTAAGAAACCACAGTGCCACGGTCAACAAGCTGCTTACCAACGCACACTTGGTTTCCATTGAGAAGTCCGTATCCGGTTTCCTGAAACTCAAACCATTGATTGCGAACCGTTCCAACTCCGCAGCAATCGGCGACAGCTTCAATCGTCTCGATCTGACGCGGCCAAGTGATGCAGCCTCCGACCGTGTGAATCGTGAAGCGTCCGTACGCGCCAGCCCACAAACCCTTGTGAAGCAGCCGTCGGCACGCCTGATTGATGTACTCGTAAACGCGAGCGTCATCGACGCAAACGCCGATAGCCCGAGCAATCGTTGACCTGATATCTTGGACGATCAGCTTCATTTGGTGTAGTAGACTCGGCCAGTTCGCTTGATGAAGTAAACACCATAGAACGGCGGAAGATTGTTGTGGGCCGCATCGCCGCCGGACGAAGTGGTCGGCAACAAGTTGGCGACACCTTCTGTACGGTTCGTTGCGCTGAACAAACTCGTATCAGCCGATCCGCGCTGGGCGAGGTTGATGTACTGGTCGAGAATCTGATGCGTATGCGACGGCATCTCGGAGGTGACAAGCGTGTGCTTGTCCTCACCGGCAACAGCGGTCGATGTGGTTGTTCCATTGACGCTAACAACTCCACTCGCCGCGAACGTGCCAACTCCAACCGGGAATCGAGCTTCGAAAGCTGTGTCAATTTCCCACATCGAACCGGCGTAAGGATTGCCGGAATAAACGGTTCCGTCACCGCCGTCGTATGAAAGGACATCAGCACTTGTTCCCACGAAGATGCGACGCTCGCTTCCACCGGCGGCAACAGGGTTTTGCCTCGCCCAATAACCCCCCTGAAAAACCCACCAGTTGCCGTTGTTATCCAACCACGGGTAAACCTGATTGTTCAGCGCCGGAACAGATGCACCGAAGTTGAAGAACGAGTTTCCAATCGAACTGTTGAACGTCGCCTGAGTGCCGCTGATGACATCGTTGGCCAACTGTTGGTAGTTTGTCGGACAATACCCGACCGGCAAACTCGGGGGCGTCAGCGTGATGAGCGTAAGGTTTGGCATTCTGTTTCTATGGGTTGACAGATTCCGACGTGTAAGTCAGCGGGTTGATGTCGCACGCACTAATCGGTGTGCATGCAGGGAACACTGTCCGGCAATCACCAACACTCGGCTCCTGAATATCGTAAGCGTGAACTCGAAGACTCTTGATGCGGCAGTATCCGATGATGTTCATCGCAACCTGAACCTCGTAAAGATTCCGAGCCGGAGTGCTGATCGTCTCGTTGCACGGAGCATCTGAAGGCGTCGGGAAACGCATCTTCGGACGATACTGCGGCTTGAAGTTTTGAA